CATTCGGAGAGTTTATGCAGTAACCCACTGCGTAGCGTCTAGAACACGCTAATTTTATAAAGGAAAATCAAATGGGACGTCCTCTAAAAATCGCAAAGGCTCAAGCAGTCTTAACAATCACAGCTACTGCAACAACAGGTAGTGTAGTTACAATAGCAGGTGGAAATTTAACTACTACCCCAACAGTTGGTGTAGCCTCAGGTATGTCATTCCAAGTAACTACTACGGTTGGTGGCCTAACCGCCGGTGTTACATATTATGTAAATGCAATACTATCAAACACTACATTTAGTGCATCTGCTACACAACTAAGTGTTCAACCACAAGTTATGGCATCATTGACAGGCACATCTGGTCAAACAAATAAAGTTATTTCATTCAATGTAGTTGATGCTTATTTCAATAATCCAGAATCTGGTGCTGGTTTCCCAGCAACTAATACAGCTACATATGGTGTAGTTGGTGGTAATACAGGTATTGTTGGTAAACAAGTATTAACAGCAGTAGCTATAGGTATTGCTGGTACTGGTACTTTATATACAAGTAGTGCAAATGCCAATGTATTTGGTGTAGGTACAGACTTCACTTCACAATTAAGTGCAAACTCAGCATTACAAGTTGCTGTTGCAAATACAAATGGTTCAACTGACTATGTTAACTTAGGTTTTGTAACAACATCGGTTGCTGGTTATGCAAATATTGAATTATCTAATGCTACAGCTACTGGAAATTTCTTGACTTCTGTTGGTAATGCTCAACTGTTATTTGCAAATCAACCATTGGTATTGTCAGCAAATATTGGTGGTTTAACATCAGGAACAACATATTTTGTTAGAAATATTCCTAATGCAGCCGCATTTACTGTTGCCGCATATGTTGGTGGTGGTAATATTAGTCTTACAGATGAAGATGCAGAATCTTATGCAGTTCAAGACCGTGTTGTGTTGACTGGTTCTGCATCAACTACAGCAAGTAATGCCGCATTCATTTACGCTGATGATGAGGCTGGTTACATTGTTCGTCAAAAAGGTAAAACAAAATATCTAGTTAAAGGTGGTACAACAGGTTTAATAGCACAATGCTATACTGCTAATGCGGCAAATGCAGCGTTAACACCAAATACAATGAACATCTTGTCTACTGATGCAGCCACTGCTACAAAATATGTTTCAAGTGTTAATGATTACAATACTTCAGTGTTCCCAGCGCAAGTTGCTGCCGGTTCATTAAGTTTAGGTACATTGTATACAATTTACTCTACTGGTACAACAAATTGGTCAGTATGTGGTGCGGCATCTAATATGACAGGTGTTACATTCCTTGCTACCGCCACAGGAACTGGTACTGGTACTGCTGTTGTTAATAGTGTTAACCCTGATGTTATCGCTACATTCAACACAGCATACGCCGCTAATACATATGATGGTCAGCCTAACCCAATCGTTATTATTAGTAACGCTTAATGATTATGTCAACTAGTAGGACAATTAAAATGCCAAAAACCGAAACCGACATAGCAGTTCTTCAGGTAGAAGTTCAAAACATCACTGATGTTATTCGTGAAATAAAAACTGATATCAGAGATATACACGTTGAAATGGTTAAAAACAACGATGATACTAGAGTGATGTTGAAGGGTCTGAAGGATGCTAGTTCAAATGAACATGAAGCAATGTCCGCAAAAATCACCGCATTAGAAAAGTGGCGATGGATGATGATGGGTGCAGGTGTTGTGATAGGATCGTTAGGATTCGATACTGTAGCAAAATTGCTAAAATAAAAAAAGAGACTTAGGTCTCTTTTTTTGTAAGTGCTTTTAATTTCTTTTGAACAACATCAAAATTCACTGTGCTAAACAATCCAGGATGTAATGGCTTAGGATATTGATTATCACCTACCCATGCATAACCACAATGTTCATAATTTAATACTGGAATAAATTCTTCATCTATCGCACAAAAGAATGTGTGATATGTAAACGTATTATTCACAAACTTTTGTATGGGAACTAGTTTTGGATTATTAGGAAAGTATCCAATTTCTTCAGTACATTCTCTATCAATACCCACAAGTAATGTTTCACCATTTTCTATTTTACCACCGGGTATTCCCCAATTGCCCGGATTTTTACTGTCCGTTCTAAGTAGATATAAGAATCGTTGTGTGTTTTTAGCGTAAAAGAAAACGCCTGCTGAGATATTATTCATATGCTAAGACATTATAGCATAAAGTAAATTAGATTACAATACTATAATCACCCTGGTCATACCAACCTTCCCAAGATTTCATCCAAACACCGTCAGTATCTACATAACGATATTGTATACTGGTTGTTAAATTAGTAACATATTCAACTGTAGTAGCCTGGGCACTGTCAAATGACACAACCCATTCTCCCTCGTCGCTATCATATTCAATAATGTCATTAGCATATGCCACAACATTACCCCATGCAATAGTTGTATCACCTTCATGTCCAATATTATCTACAATAAGATATCGCACCCCATTAACTGCGGCAGGTAACCCTGCGTTTGGTCCGGTGACTAATGGGTTAATCACGCTGTCTACAGGATCCAATGTATTTTGAGGCAGGGTATCTGAGTCAATATCATATATCAATAATCTATCATCTATTGGATCAAGAACTATTGTACCCACAATCTCAGTATCCATAAACGGGTTCTGTAACCATATTTGACTAATGCCAGGACGTATAGTTCCATATACATTTAATAGACTTGACCAATATAAACTTGTGTTAGGGTTAGGTGGTAAATCCAAATCTTCATTACTAGGATAAAAATCTTGATTAGCTGGTAATAATTGTAAACTATTACCTATCAATAATAACTTGTAACCATATGGTGTAATCTTTTGTCTTGTGCCTAATAACAAATCATCATTTTGTATATCATCTAATGCTGAACCAGAGAATATACTAGCAATAATTTTTTCAATAACACCCATCTTTTTAAGTTTGGCCGCATTACTAATCCATATAGGCATATAGAATTTCCAACTTAATACGTCAATAGGATTACCAGATCCTTGTGGAATAACACGACTACTAAATGTTAATCCATCTTGGTAAACAACTGATAATGAAGTCCAATCAATAAAATTATCAGTAGATTGAATCTCTAATGACGGATTGAATAGTGTGCCTAGTTGTTCAATCAATTCTAATTTTTGATTATAATTAGTTGTCCACAAATCTACAGTCATTCTTAATGTATAAGGTACTGGCATTAATCTTTCAACAGTAAATGCTTGACCTTGTACTGTTTCATAACTTTGAGTTTCTGCATTGTAACTACGTTGACGAACTTGAATCTTATCAATAAATGTAGGATCTTGTGTTCTACGTTGATCGTATTCTAAAGCAGTAATGTAATAAGTAATTAGTGGTGCGCTGGGTAAATTACTTGCACTGTTATTAGCAATAATAGTAGCCGCCTGACGACTTGAATCACCATACATAATAGGAACACGGACAAGTATTTCATTACCTGCAGGATCTTTGCCTTTAGTAACATACCAATTACTAAATATTTTTCCAAATTGAATTAGAAATCTGCGGACCTGATTATCATAGAAGAAGGCTGCCATATATTATATCACCGGTGGTATTGGATCTGGGGCTATTGTCAAAATAGTTGACAGAGCCTGTTTCTGTGGTATCTCAGTACCATCAGTTGTTATTGTAACGTTACTGTTATTTATGAAGCTTGACTTTTGTGACAAATCTGTTTCAGTGAATCCAGTTGGAGTTCTGACATTTGTAGATATACGAACCCATAATCTACCATCCCAGCGATAAAGAATTTGTGGTAGATAATCTGTACGTAAGAAGTATGCACCTACTTGTGGATCCTGCGGGAAAGAAATTCCTGCTCCAGTCGGGAATCCATTTGGTGCTTCGCCAGTTCCATCTAAGTAACCAGTAGTATAGCCAAAACTTCTTGGGCTACTACGTGCAATGAATTGAAATCTTGGATCAGAATCTGCACGATAGTCCATAGTATTTGGACCATATGGTTCTGTACCAGTAAAGTTTGGTGCTACTGGATTCTGATCGGCAAATGCATATGTGTTATCTGAAGTACCATATGGTCCTGTAATTGGTCCTGTTGGTAACGCCGTTAGTACAATCTCACCCTCTACTGCTCCTGAACCGTTACCAATTAATATTGGGGCAATAGTAGCAGTTTCTAAATTAATCTGTCTAGCGGCCTGTAAAGGGTCAACTAAAATGTTTACAGACATATCCCATATACTTTGTATAGTGGCTCTTGATATACGTAATATAGGACTTGCGTTTTTGTAAGCAGGACTACGAACTATTGCTACGACACCCGTTGCAACAACAGGCGCACCATCGTTATTGGCAACAATATTTGTAGGAGGTGCGGGCTGACCATATTTACCTGACAATTCAGTATTGGATTCGTATTCTCCATAACTAGGTGTAATATATAAATTATTTCTATCATATCCTGCTTTAGGTACTAATCTATCAGCTTCATCAAGTATAGCATTATTGATTTGTAGATTTGTATTATATGTAGCAAGAATATCTTTAAGATTCTGATTAGGATCAAGTTCCCAATATACTGTATTAGGAGGTACAATTCCAATTGGTACTTCTTGTTTAGATAGATAATTCTTATCACCAAATGTAATTACATAACCAGCTGGATATACTTTAGTAGCATCCCATAATCCAAGATAAGTATCCTGATCAATTGGCTCAGATAATATCTGACTAAATTCTTCACTATCAACTAATGGTTCACATTTAATACGCCACAAATGCGGATACCATGTAGGACTAAATCCTTCACTCGCAAAGTTACCATCAGTAATTTGATAAAATCTTTTTAACGCTACCGGGATAGTTTCTTTTAATGGATTATAATCTAATAAGTGAGGTAATTCTAACACATCACCGACCATTAGTTTACGACCAACTAAATCAATCATATCATTATAATGAATAGTAATAAAGATAATATCGTTATTTAAGAATAAACCAAATTGACTTAAATCAAAGTCTAAATTCTGTACATTATAATGTCCACGTAATCTATAAATATTAGGATCATATGTCCTATCTCTATTCTCTAAAAATAGTAAATCCTGTATATTAGTAGGATCCAATGCGTCATATTGAGGTTGTGTATAATCAATACTTGCACCCTGATCTGTGGGACCTAAGTATTTGTGAATATATAAATCTGTGGAGCCAACAGTAAACATCTCTGATATTGTTCTATCAAAGAATCGATAATCGTTTGATTTTGTTGGGTGATATAATGATAATCTAGGCATATCTATTATTTATCGTTTACGAGTTGTTCAGTAAACAGAAT